TCTTCTATGCTATACATTATTTTCTTTTGCTAAATTAAACTAAAAAATCTGAGTCTTGAAGTTCACATACAGATCTAACGCACTTGGCTTTAGGGCGTAAGTATAATTTCTGCCATTAACTTTAATATCAATAGCACCAGCGGCTTGCATTGTCTCCGCTATCCTGTCTATATCAAACACGCTAATATCTCCCCAATATCGAGAAAGCAATTGCTCTCTAGTCATCTTGTGATCTGGGATATCTATAAGTGCTTTGATAATCATTCTCATACAAGAACCTTCATTAGATTTATTTTTCCCGTGACCTAAAGTAAGTTGCTTCATACCTTGACAGCATAGCTCACATTCGTTCATTGCCTCCTCTATGTGAATAGCTTTAATTAACAGAGAGTCATCATATGCTAATGATATGATCATTGCTAGTTTGATTACCTGATCTCCAAGTCTTTCGTAAGTTCCTGTTGGATCAAATAATGATCGATTTTGTAATTTAGTTTTCAAGTCATCATACCATTGTTCGTATATAACCATTGCTTCATCAGTCCACTGGAACTCTCCCTTTACGTCTTTTATATCTTTGAGATACTGCGCCAAATCGTCTAGATTTGGCGGATTGCCATTTTTTCTAGTTAATGGATTGATACAGGCTGCATCATTTGAATATATGATGAATGTTCTAGCAATGAATCCACCATGGACATCTTTACTTTGTACTGTCTCTGAGAATAATTCTTCATTGGTAGCAGCTAGCAGACTTATGCATGGACTCTTTAAGACATCTGTATTAGTGCTCTTTAATGTGTTTATCCATTCTTTCTCATGTTCATGAGTATTGAATATATCTATCAGTACATTTAATGCATCTGGATCTTTGATTAACAGAGAAGATAACTCACCTGTTACTATCAATGCATGAGCCTCTTTTAAAACTCGGCCATTTTCTAGAGATTTAGCTTTACCTAAATCTTGAATCATCTTTTGGAAGCTAGTTCGGCCTGATACAATTCTCGTATTATCAGTTTTCTCTGCCAAAACTCTGCCTACACTCACAGGGATGCCTTTTCTTATGCCTGATCTTCCAACTATAAACACATATATGTTTGCATATTGTCTAAAAACTCCTCCACGATCAATGAAAACATTTTTACGAACTGTTGATGCTAGAGCAGTAGCGGCTGCCCAATAATAGAATCTCGCTGGTGCTTCAGACATGCTGTAAGCACTAGCCACACGTTCTAAGAAATGCATTTTATGGATCTTTCTCAATCTGGGCGAAGAAGAAGATGATTAAGATACCATTTTAGAGTTAGCGATAATGAATTGTTTCCTTGTAACGATCTTACCACAATGTTTACATCTTGTAGCATTTGCTGATGGATATCTGTTTAAGTTTGATATAGTAATGTTATGACAATATGGGCACTCTGCGTGACCATCTAATCGAATTTGCTTAGAGTTCATATCTTTATCTTTTTCATGCCATCTAGAAATTGTTCTGAATAATTTACCCATCGCTTGCCTACTGATATTTCACATGGGATGACTAGTTTATAATCCCTACTTAGCGTGCATGAATTAAAATCTATATGCTTTTCTAGTTCTTCTTTAATAATTGGATAGACTTTATCTTTTACTGAGTCATGACATAATGCTAAAAATGAATCATGACTTTCAAGCAGAAAATAAAAGCAACTTTCTGCAAGCTCTCTTATTCTCTTCTTGATTCTAATCATGGCAAACTTAACTTGATCGCTCACAGTACATTGAGGTAGATGAGCATAAGCCTCTTTGAATAGTTCATCTCCCCATTTATTCAAGAATATTCTTCTTCTCCCATGTGGAGATACTAATTCACAATTATTATCTCTTAAAGCTTCTTGAATCTCAGCGTGATAAACTTGCCTTATTTTAGGGTTGGCAGCATGTACTAAATCAAGCTGCTTGCCTGCTTTCCACTCGCTGATATATATTCCAGCATACTTAGCTAGATTGAGCATATGCATGTGCTTCTTCATGTCATAATTAATTGCATGTTTAGTTTTCTTGCCAGCTTGCCTCTCGTAGTCAGTTATTGCATCAAATCCAAGCTCACAAGCTATCATTGCAGTTTTTGTATGTTTATCATCTTTAATACCATGTTTATTGTAGTTAAATTCAGTGCGTTCGTATTCCTTTAAAGCTTGCCAGTCTTTAGCAAGCACACATACTACTCTATCCTCTGCCTGAGCAAGATCAGGCTCGATAAAGCTATAGTTTTCATCAGCAACAAACATGCTACGAAGATCAGCCCCACCTGCATCAGATAACTGGATATCTTCATGCTTAGTCATAGTTTGAAGTGCAATACCTTCATTTACTATTGACACTGGTGCTTTGAGTATTCCGGTAGATGTACGACCTGATTCTGTACCATTAATATTACATTGGGTATGGATTCTACCATCATTGGACAGTTTTGCATCAATATATGTTCCAATTGTTTTCCGCAGTTTTCGCACTTCAAGGATAGTAAGTAAGATATCTCTTCTCCTACGATCCTTACAGTTATTGTTAGCAAGAGATTTGAGGGTTTCATCGCTAGTGTCTCCTCTTACTGGCAGTTTTAGGTAGCTATATAATAATTTAGCTACCTGATTCTTAGGACCATTACTCATTACATTAAAGTTCTTATACAACCCAAAGATCTCCAGGTTGATTGAATCATCTGGCTGATACATTTTTGATATGTTTTCAATCAGGCTTGCCTGCTTTGCTTCTCTAATCCGCTCATATTTTCTTCGTAGATCTGCTCGAATCCTCTTGTCAATCAAAATTCCTATATCTTCGATATCACTATATAATCTATGCAATGGCATAATCTTATCAAAGAAGAACTCATAGAGTTCTTCTTCTTTTAATGCCGCTAAAATCTTCTCGCAGCATTCGAACTCAACTGCTGCATCTTTAGCGTTATATAAGAACCATCGATCGATGTTGTGAATCTTTGGATTAAATTCTTTACCTTCATCTTTATAATATGGCTCATCTGTTATATAAGAACTTATAAACTGTAAACTTTTTGGGAGTTCGGAGAATAAAATATGCCAGCCCATTGCCATATCAAAATAGCAACCATGCCATTTTAAACCTATTTGACGGCATCTTTTCTCATCGAACTTAGCATTCTGAGCCATAATCTTAATCTTTGTGTCGCTAAGAAAATCAGATAGCATGCGCCACATATAAGCAAGATCATGATTAGGGATGATATCAAGAAATAAAGGTATGCTACAAGCTTCATTTGCGTTGAAAGATAAACCAATACATTGGGCATAAGTTTTAATTGTCTCTACGTCTAGAGCTACGTATTCTTTGTCTTGATTTCTTTCTAAAAAACGCACAACATCGAGAGAATTTCTAGCAACCCATAAGTTTCTACTCGGCAGCTTGATTTCTCTAAAAGTACTTTGTTCTACAGCACGAGCGAAATCATGCTTGATTACACTTAATTCTTTCCAAGACGATAATGTATTACTTCCTGAGTTATGAAGCAAAGATGCTGGGTGCAATGTTGCAATAGTTTTAGTGCCAGTTCGTTCAGCAGAGAGTATCGATCCACGATATTTCTTAATGCCTTTAAATCCAGTAACGTAACGCAGAGCGATGTCACCAATCGCCAAAATGCAATTCGGATTAATAGTGGTAATTTCTTCATATAATTGTGGCAAAAAATCTTCAATTTTTTGGCCAATTAACTCTAGCTTATTGATATCATTATTTGGAGGCCTAATCTTACATACATTAGTGATATAACACAAAGATCGATCATATCCCGCATCTCTTAGGCATTCATTAACAAGAGCACCAGATGCACCTTTAAATGGTTCTCTATCAAGCTCTTCCTGCTGACCTGGAGCTTCCCCGATAAGCATCAGCTTAGCGTCAGGATTTCCTAAACCTGGTACATATATTGAGTCATGCATCTCTTTGATTACTTAAATATTCCTCATACTTATTGAGAGCTGCTATGCATTCATCTAAATAGTCATATTCAGTTTCATCGAGCATATTTGCTTCATTTTCAAAATGAAAATTACCTGTCTCTAAGCACTTCCATACATATTTATGACCTGCTTCCCTCCAAGTATACTTCTCTATTTCTTCCTGAGTTAGTCTATTGTTCATTTTCTATACCTCTTATCATTACTTAGCTTTATACCTATCTCTGGATGTTTACTCCTCTTGCAGTCGTGATCAATTAGTGTCATAATTGCTGAAAGAGTGTGCAAGTCTAGTTCACTTCTTTTTCTGCTTAAGACATCGAGAGATATCTCTTTCTCTCCTTTTTCATCACATGAACGGCAGTGATATGAGACTAGCATTTATTTATTCGGCTTGAATCTTGTTATTTCATGAATGTATACCTCAGTAAGCCTATGCACAGCCATTCCTACTGTTGCTAACGTGCAGATTATGCCAAAGAATCCTATTGCTACTATTGTTTCCATATTAGTCATTTAATTTTCTCCTTTTTTCAAAATCTTAAGTAAATTTATAAGTCATATCTCGGTGAGGATCTAATTTATTTTTTATGCATTCATGTACATATTTGTTTTTGTCCTTTTCTATTGTGATGAAATGTCTGTTTGAATCCTGGCAAGCTGGAATGATAAACATGCTTCCAAGAATTAGTGATTCGGGCTGAGTGCTATGATTGAGTAAGATCTTGGCTGTATTTTGTCTGCTGCTTACTGAAAACGCTGAAAAGTGAATTTTGCCATCTAATAGAGCAGGATCACCATTGACTGCTACAATTATAGATTCGTATGTTAGAGTATATTGCCATGGTTTTGGTGAATTAAACTTGTCTATATTCAACAAACTAATTAATGGATATTCCTGAACCTTGAAGTTTCTGGCTAGCAGGAGATTCTTATAAGAGCTGAAGTTATCAATATCGCAGAAAATATAGAAGAATGAATCTTTTCTCAGCTTGTCATAAACTTGAGCAAATAGATCAGCTAGCCATTCATCTGAATGCAAGTCAATCTCAAAGATAGCAGCATGAAAGCAATCTTCAGGAAGCTCTCTTAATATTAATTCAGGCTTGCCATAAAATGCTCTGTCTGGTTCTATTTTAGGAACTGAGTTGTCAGCAGAATACTCAGAAATAACTTGCTTGAATGCCTTTTCATAGACTCTTTTTGCTATATCTCTGCTAGCTGATTTTTCTAATTCAGGATCTATTAAAAAAGCCTTTGCTAAATTGACATCTTCATTCAGCTTGCCAACTGATATGTTTAGTTGAGCGGCAGTGTCTTTTATGCCCCAGCCCGTGTGCCCACGGCCTCTCTTTCCTGCGCCATAAAGAGATTGAAAAAGTCTATGAATCTCAAACTCTAGCTTCACTCTGGCTTGCCAAGATGTTTGGTCTTCTTTAAACTTTTCTATAGATCTAATCAAATCGTATTGTTCTGGTTCTAGATCTGATGGATAGATTGCACATTCGATTTTTTTGTAACCTAAACTTTTGTATGCAGCAATCTTGTTTTCTCCATATATAATGTGACCGTCATCTTTAATAATTGGCATTCTAGATTTAACCAAATCTATTCTTAGTAATTTTGGAATATTATCAGGTAAAAGAATATTATCAATCTCGACTTGCTCTATTCTCTTTGGAATTAAATTAATCATTTTTTACCTACTTTTTTCTAATCAACTGGCTGCTATTCTTTGCACGATTAGAATAAGAATGCTTTATTTACCCACTATAGCGGCACCAGAATTTTTATTTCTCAGTGTCTTCTAATTCATCATCTTTATCGTCTTCTTCATCATCTTCTTCGTCATCAGTTGGCTCTAATTCATTTAATTCTTCGATCTCTTCGTCCGGCATCTTCTCTTCTCCTTTTCTTATATCTTTGTGCGCGTCGGTGGTTGATTATAGACAACCAATACTGCTTCTTGTCTTATCCGATATTTTATTCGCGCGCACATCTGGGCGCTAAGAAGTCAAGGGCATAAACCCTTGAATCTCATTCTTGTCTCTTCCATTAAATCTTCCACTCTTGACATAAGCCTTTATTTTTCGTCCCTTCAAAAGCTCTATGTCAAGATTGGCAATACCATCAGTGGAAAGCTTCTTACCGAAAGCTATCTGTAAGAACTCTACCTGATATTCCATGTGTTTTTCTCCCATGTAGTAGAGGATTGGCACGCCGATAGAGGAAGCATCAGGGCCTGATTCGATGATAAACTTGACTACGTTAGTCATAGAATCAGGATCTGTTTTGGCTGGCTGCTGGTACACATCTGCTATGTTAAGTACGTATACTCCAGGTTGAACTATCTTAGTCTGGAGCATTTGCTCTTTGCTGATTGAAACGTTAATGGGCATTCTTTTTCCTCTTTTGAGTTGCCTGATGAATTAGGCCATTATTGAGTCTATAAGTCTCACTTATCGCAAACGTTATTAAATTTCTTGCTTTAAGCTATCCTCCATAAAATATGAAATTAATTCAAGTAACTCTACATTCGTTAGTTTATTTATTTCTTTGTTAGTATAGTCATCTATATCGTTAAAATTACATAATTCATGTTTTATTGCATTTGCTCTTATATTATATCTTATAGTCTCAAGTAAATTTCTCATAAAGAACTCATGAATTTCTGACCATTTATCTGCGCTTGCAGTAGATCATAAAAACTGTTATCTGTAAAATCGATATTAGGTGCAAGCCGATAAGCTGTCTTAGCATCATCTTCTCCTGTTGGGATTGTTAGTACTAACCTATCTGTTCGGATTGGGTCTTGAATGCTTGTACCACCAGTTTGATGATAACCAAACATATATACTTCATCAAATACTGTAGGAATCCAAGCGCCAACCTTGTTGCCTTGACTTACTATTGCTCGCGTTTTTGTTATCAGTCCAGTGAGAATATTTGTGCTCTCAGTAGAAACGATATGAGCAGTGAAGATGATATTCTTTGGATTACCTTTTCTGGCTAGCAAGATTTTGCTGTGCATTAGTAACCATTCTGTAAACCTCATCTCTGCTTTGTAGTAATCAAAATCCATCATGTCTGTCTTGTTGCTTTTACTACCTTTGCTTTTGAGCATACTCTTGATTAACTTAGGAACAAGCTCACCTTTTGCTTCTCCTATAGTCTTGACTACTAGATTTTCCATGTTTGTCAAGCTATCATGTAAGAGAGACTCATATGGACATGATGTTCCACAATGATTGCCAGTGTCTTTCTCACATAATTTATCATAGCCACAAATAGGACATTTAAACCACTTCTCCATAATATCTGAGACTTGATCTGTGTCAGAAAAAGTATCATAATCTATGCTCTTTTTAGGGAAATGTTTGAGAGCAATAGCAGGCATCTTGAAATCATAATCAAAGACATATAGGTTAGGAAAGCTTAATCCTGCAACAGACTTGCCAGATCCGCTCGGCCCCTTAAATAGAGCAAATATTTTGTTGTCCTGATTGTTTACATCTTGAGTGTTCGGCATATTACTCCTTAGATTTTCTCCATTAAAATTACTAATCAATACCCATTTCTTTCATCCACTCTGTTGTTCGCAGCAGTTCTGGATCTATCATACCATTTCTAGCATGAGATCGCATTGTTAAGATTATCTGAGCAGCTTGCTCAGCAGCTTGAATTGCTTCACTTAATCTCTTATAATCAGTTGTATCGGATAGCATCTCGGATCTAATCATATCACACTTTCCGATTGTGATCATAAGTAGATTATTTAATTTATGTGGAACTCCATTAGCTAGTACTCCCATAAGCTCTTTAATCAAGTACTCAGCTCGACGACGTTTATCCGCGTTTAAAGTATCCTCTTCAAGTCTCTCAAATTCTTCTTGACCAACATATTCTATAGTCTTGTTAGCAATTACTTCTGCTATAGCTGGATTAGCACGTCTAAAATACTCAATAAGATATGCTGAGAAATGGATAACGTCTTTACTTATCATAACTGGATTGACCTTTCTTGAGAGTCTTCAGCAGGATTCAACAGTAGTCTAATTTTCTCTTCTAGAAGATTAGACGCCAAATCTTCAACAGTAACAAAGCCATTCGTCTTTTTCGCCAAGATGTCCAGAAAATCAGGCTTATCATCAACTGGGCCAACATATATAATCTGTAGTTTGATCTCAGGATTCGCATCTATAAACTCTAAGACTAGAGACTTGTCTGATATATCTCCATCTGTAATTATGATAGCTGACTTTTGATTATCAGCTTTGAGCAAGTTCAATGCAGGTGATAGATTAGTTAATCCTTCTGCTGCTAAATGATCTTTGTTGCTTGCTAATTTTCTTGCGTGAGAAGCAAAAGAGTAAATATGCTTACAATTTAGATTCTTAACTATGCTCATTAATGCTTCAATCTTAGTAGTTTTGTTGTCGCAAAACTCCGACATAGAACCTGAGCAATCTAAGAGTAGAGCGTTCTCAGTAATAGCCTTTCTTCTCTTAAGACGCTCAGAAAGAGTCAGGTTTTGATTAAGATTTCTTGCTATCGTTCCCATATTTTATCCTTTAATCAAGCCTTCAAGTCTTTAAGAAGCTCACTAAGCTCCTTTTTTGCTCTGTTTAAAATTACCATCGTTTCGGTATCACCACCCAAATCTGGATGGAATGCTCTAGCTAAAGCTCTGTAGCCCACAAGAATTATGTTCTCGACTGCACTATCTACATCTGTGATAGCTAGATGATTGTTCAAATCCTTCTCTGCTTCAACTGATAAGACTTTATATCCTGGGCCAAGTTTATTCTTTACTTGAGTTTGTGTCAAGATGAATGGAGAATTTATTCGTATATTGTATGTCTGGCTCATATATCTCTCGTTTTCTAAAGTCTGAACTGCTAGTGAGAATCTGTCAAAATCTCTTTGTGATATATCTGTCCTCTTCTCAAATTCATCAATCATCTCTCCGATTTGCTCTGCTTTATTAGTGAAGAGAATAGTCTCATGCTTGCCTGCTATTACATGTAGCGTATTAGCTATATGGGATGTTTCCATCTTACTTATCTCTATATATTGCCCACTTTTAGTTTTCCACAGCATGCTACAAATTGGCCTGCCCAACATCCCAAGGCTTAACGTCGTAAAGTCGATCAATTTCAAACTCACGAACTTCTGGATCTTTTTTGCAAAGCTCTTTGAACTGGCATCCTGAATATTTATCACAAGACGTAAAATTTCTAGGAAACTTATCTGCTTCTATTAAACCTAGCATTAGCTTTATCCAAAAGATTGTATTCTCGCGCCACTCATCTAAAGTTGCTTGGCTATATTGAATAACATGGCGCTTAAATTTATCACTAGGCTTGAGAGTCTTTTGCAAGCCGATGTCATTAATGATTATTGAATGAGAGTCAAGAAACCAGCAGTAGCCTTTGAACTGATTAGATAACTCATTTGGCTCTCGTCTGCTGCTGACTGATTTATGATCCACTGCTAGCAACGTTCCGTTGCTCTTTTTTAAAATCAAATCGATCTTTACTTCGTATAAGATACATAAATCTTCACTGTCATAAATGACTTTGCTACCTGCATTTTCAATAGAGAAGATAGAATTATCGGACCAATCATCATTTTCCCAGAAATCTGTATACTGAATGAATGCATCTATCATCTTCTCGATATCTTCAGCTTGCAAGTTCATAGAGACGGCTTTATGACGCATTGCTATGATGCAAGAATTAACTGCATTAGAATAGTTTTTGTTATTCTGGAGCCATCTAGATCTGTTTTTCTTCAGGTTATAAAACACATCAAGACCATGATGGAGCAGAGATCCTTTCTCAAAGTAGTCTGGAGTCTCTTTTGGAGTTAAGTGATTTATGAATTTCAATTTGTAAAAATACGCGCAAGATTGCGCGCCATCAAGCTTCTGTGAATCAATTGCTATGATTTTTTTAGGCATATTATTTTTTCCCCCAATTATATTGTGCTAAGTATATGAGACCAGATGCAATTACCTCTTTAAACCACCATGAAGGATATTGACCACTTCTTTGCTCCGGGGGCAAATCTTTTGTATATTCTTTTACTTCATCACACAAGTTATCCCATTCGTCTTCTGATCTTGTAGCCTTTAATTTAGTGAGTATCTCGTCTTTAGACATTAGATTATTCCTTTATTTGCTCAGGTTACCGATTTCTTTAATATCAACTGGCTTGCTCTCTTCGTTGTTTAGTAATTCTTCTGCACTCTTCGGACTAATCCAACTTACATCCTCCACTTTGAATGAGATTGCCTCTGCATAATGGCCTATATCATGATCCTTTGCAGCAGCTACATCAAGCAAGTAAGCTTTCCATCTGGCTTGCTTGAATCGATAAAGAGTATTGAAGAAAATAGCGTATCTATATCTTTGAGTTAGTTGCATATTGCTTTATGGTTTAAATTCAGGCTCGCGCAGCGAGACTAGAATCCCCATCTCTTTCCTCCTGTAGTAGCTAGCACTTCGGCTAGCTCTTGAATAATAGAAGATTCATTCCAATTTACTTCTTTTGCGTCTAATACATTTGCAGAGACTGCTCTTTTCTTCTCTACTATTTCAGCTAAAAACTCATCAATAGTTCCTACTGCTGTGGGGTATACCCCCTTTATTTTATTGGCTGTTTGACCTGGTCTACTAAAACGACCTTCAGGCTGCTCTTCATTAGCAGGATTCCATTGACGTTCCATCATGATATAAAAGCTACAGAATTGTAGATTCAATCCTTCACCTGCCGCTAGCGTTGAGGCTAGCATGATCCTGTAAGCCGGATTGTCTTTAAATTGATCTACAACTTGAGATCCTGCTTCGGCTGATAAGTATACAGTTTGGCTTGCCAAGCCTAATTCATCTAATTTCTTGAGAAGCCTGCTAGCGACATCTTTATGATGCAAGAATACTACAATCTTTTCCTTAGTATCTTCATAAGATTCAATGAAATCTAAGAGATAATCTGCTACGATGTCTACTTTTGCTCTCCCTGTGAGAGATCGCATTCTGTTTAAGTAGCCAAGTAATTCTGATTGCTTTTGAAAATTAGTACTTCCATTCAAGTCATATAAATAATACTGCTGAAACTTCTTTAATTCTTCAACGTAGAGTTTTTCTACATCATCTCCTAATTCTGTAAACATGAACTCCCTTGAAATTGCAGGCAAGTCAGGAAGAACATCAGACTTGAGACGCCTAATAATGAAGTCTTTATTCTTTTCATGAAATGCCTTTGCGTCTTTCAATCCTCCGATTTTATAGCCATATCCCGATCTATATTGCACGCATTCTAATGCTTCAAACTGCGAAGCGTTGTGATATCTGTCAGGACGTAATATATTCAAGATTGGGAAGAACTCACCTGCATGATTCTTGATAGGAGTTCCAGATAGTGCTATGCAATACTGCATTTCTCTGCTTAGCGCTCTAACGCCATTAGTTCTCTTTGCAGCACTATTCTTAATATGCTGGACTTCGTCGAGAATTAATATTCCACTTCCTAACTTAGCTCTAGCTGCAAAGTCTGGAATGTCTTTAAACCTCCAGAGAGTATCATAGGAGATTATGAATCCAGCAGCAGGAGAGATAAAGTCATTCTCATTTTCTATGATCTGAGAGATGAACTCATCTTTAGACCAGCGAGCGAATTCACGCAGCATTTGGATCTTGAGCTTTTTCTTGCAGATAATACAATATCTCAACTTCGGATCGGCTTGCCTTAACTTGCTAACAACCATGATGGCTTGAATAGTTTTTCCAAGACCCATTTCATCCATAATTAAGCATCGTGAACCGGAATTTAGTGTGAATGCTGCTCCTTCCACTTGAAATGGATATGGACGTTTGAAATCATCAGAGATAAAGTTTGAGAAATCTCTGCTTGAAATTAAACTCTTGCATTGAACATGACCACACGCGAAGCGGCGCTGAATCAAATTCATGATTCTTGATTCAGAGATTAAATCAACCGGCTTAGAGCAAACTGGACAGTAATGAATTATCTTAGCCATTAGTTTGATCCTTTTTCTGAGCACAGCGAATCAGCATCGAAGGATCCAAGGATCTTGATTGCTCTCTTCTCCGCTTTATCATGGCTCATACCGGCTTGCACCATTACTTTTACTGAGTCAGATATTGCTTTATTGTATGCTGCCCTCTTTGCTTCATCAGTCTTAGCAGCTTGAGATTTCCTCTTTGTCTTTAGAGCGTCTCTCTTATACTGCTCTTGCTCTTCAGGAGACAACTTCGTTGTCTCGTCTCTTAAAGTTTTTATTCTAACCTTAGAAGTAGCCTGCTCATGAATCTTTATCTTTGCTTGAATCTTACGTAGCTCTTCTAAATGCTGGACTATGATTCCATTCCAATTTTCGAGAAGATTACCAGAAGAATCATGAATCATTAAATCGACTTGCGCTTCATGATTAAGAAATAGCTCGGCTTGCTCTGCACCAGAAAGTGCGTTCTGGCCATTATTGGCTATTTCTTTGATAAGATCTGGCCGATTAATCTCAATGGCGTTTTGAGCTATGCAGTTTGAGCAATAAGCCTCAAGATTGGCAGGCTTGTTGCACTGATAATCATGCAGCCAAACTTTCTTGCATTGTACACATGTGTGGCCTATGCATTTTATTATGGGTTGAGAGTTAGCTATTATGACTTGGTTAAGTAAGGAAAATCCAGGGACTTCTTTGCAGTCACATGTGAAGTTTGCTGGGATAGTGCAATTGATAATCTCGCAGTAGTGCTTGCGCCCACATATGACGCAAGTATGCTCATGAGCATTTGCTTGCCTGACTTCACTAATATCTTGCTCTGGCTGTTCTATCTGACTTTGATGAATCTTGTTTGATTGAGCTAATTTGCACAAACGGCATTGAGCAAATAAGCCTGCTATATATTCATGTGGTTTAGTTCCGTCTATATTCTGCATTTGATCTCCTTTGTATTTCGTTAGTTTGCACTACTCTAACTCTTAGTCCATCTTCTAATAGTTGTTTAACTCGTTCATTTTTTAGCTCCTTTGAACTAGTTTCTTCAACCAAGTGCCATGACTTGACCTGATACCATTCGATTCTATATCTCATTTATCACTCCTCTATTTATATTTGAGTTTTTCTCTAAATCAAATCTTTTCTTCAATCATTTCTTCTTCTCTATTGAGATACTCATAACTCGCTAGCTGGAAAAGCTCTCCTCTAAATATATTTGGCCTGCCGGCTAATATCTCGTTTCTGCTGACGCAATTCTCAGATACACGTTTAAGCAAGCCGTGAACTAAGAACTGAGCAATGATTCGGCCATTGTTTAATCTCAATTCAGCAAACTTGCCTGAATCAGATATGTCTAGAGTTAGGTTAGGTATTTGCATGTGTTCCTTTATATCTTATTGGCTAAGATGCTTGAATTTTATTAAGATATCAAGCTCGTGTCCTGTTAGATCCATTGCATTCTTCTTCTTTATTTCAGAAAGTTGCCTTAGTTCCATTGCCAATTTATCTGCTGAATTTTCACAGCCATTTGGGCAGATGAAGATCATATCTGCATTCCTCTTCATTTCTGTTTTGCAGTATCTACATGTCATAATTTATATCTTTCTCCCTCTAATAATCCAAATCTCCATCAGTATCTTTAATGTTCTCTTCTATGCTCTTAGCTATCATAGCTTCAAGCTGTTTCTTTGTGTGTTTTGTTTTTGGTATATATTTTACTTTTCCATTTACTTCGGTAAAATATCTAAATCCGTCCTCTTTCAGGATCTTTTTCTTAGTCATATTCTCCTCTTGCTAGTTTCTCTCTGTGAGCTTTAAGTGATGCTAATGGGTCATATCTCTTTGCGTCTTCTTTGTCTTTTCCTTTTTTTACTAATGCTTTCATTTCGGCTGGTGTTACTTCTCTTGGCTTGCTAGCGGCACGAAAATAGGAACATCTTGTCTTGCATCCTTTGAACTTACATTTTAATATCTTGTGGCCAAATGGAGTAGTCACTTCTTCATGATGCCTCTTCTCGTGACCACACTTGCATGGCTCAGATACTGCTTTAATATGCTCAAAGTTTTCACAAGCACAAAAGGCACAAGCATTGCTTTCTATCTGGCTTGCCGAAGGCGAGACTCCTCTATAAGCGGTAAAAAGCTCAATTTGGTCTGGTGAATCCGCGCAATGTTTACCAAAATTATGCCCACAGAAACACATACGCATGATTTGCGACTTATGCGCATTCATGGCTCGTTTAGCAAGCTCATCTGGAGAATCTTGTGCTAGGTTCTTGATGGTTGATTCTACTAACGATTTAGGGTCTGTCATATGATTTGCACCTGAGTGACTGAGTGAGTGTCTATGTGCGCATCAGGATGTAGTCAGGTGCGCACCTAGGTGGCCTGTTTTGGCTAAGTGCTTTTATGTCAGTCACTTAGCTAGGATAGCACAAAAGGAGGGGGATGTCAAGGGGCAAGTTTTGTTGAAAACAAAGGACTTACCGGCAACGCCAGTTAACTCATTGAAAACAAAAGACTTCTTCTATTGTATTATTATATATATATATATATATGTATATATATATATTATGTAAGGGAGGGGGGTAAGTCCTTTGTTTTTTTTGACCCATTCCATAACTCCTTTGTTTTCATCAAGTTAAGCCATTTTTGGGCTCCTAGAAATTCACCCGATTATCACCTGATGATCACATGATGTACAACTAGTCACTCGGGTTGTATAGAAAGTGCTTGAGGTTGTACTATAGTTGCAACGAAGTTGTGTTGCTAAGTTGTTGATTCTACATAGAAATATATTTAATTTGGAGATCCCATTTGCAAGCTGGTTTCATGAACATGCATGCTCGCGTATGCTCATGTATTCATAGTGCAATAACTACAATATAATTCTCTTATAAATAATTCCCAATATAATTCTCTTAAATAAATTCATAATTCTCTTAAATAAATTTCTTTATGCGAGCAAAGACTAGCAAGCCTAGTACTGGTAGTACTTTGAGCAAGTCTCTAGCCACTCTCGGTAAGAGCTTGAAAACAAGCCAAATAAACTTTCGAAAAAGATCAAAAAAGACTTGCATTGAGACTTGAAATGGCTTAAGATTGAGAAGTGGCAAGCAAGCCACAAGAGATTAAGAAAAGGATAGAGGATAAAAAGATGCTAATCGGAAAGAACCTAGTACAGAACAAGGAATGGCCTGAGCCGAAAGAATACGATCGAGTCTATTTTGAGTACGTCGAGACTGATGCTCTTGAGAGTTATGGGAAGACGCAGAAGACTGATAAGGGCAGAGAAGATGTAAAGCTGAACGGCGTGAAATGGCAGGGCAGCAAGCCTGTTGAGCTTAAATTCTCAGAGCGCGAGTTTGCGACTCCTGAAGAGAGAGACGCATTTCTCAACACACTCACTGCTGACGCTCTGAATTATATCGGTAGCATCTATAAAGAGGATGAGCCAGTCATTACGATGCTTCAAGCTCTCGGCGACGGACTTGACCAGTGGGCACGCAACAAGTTAGTTGGTAAGAATCGTCTCGGCAAGCCTCAATCTGAAGATGAGGCTAAGGCCAGCATGCTCAAAGATTTGATGCGGACTGGCAAGTTTACCGAGAAGCAAGCTCGCCGGAAGATTGAACTGGTGTTTGCACCCATTGAAGATGACGAAGAAGTAGCGGCTGCATAATCAATTATCTGGCCATGCAAAATAAACTTGTATGGCCAGAATTATTTGTGCTATGATAAGTCTTGAATGATAAAGGAAGCAAAACGATGAGATCAGGAATGCCTGAGAAAGTAAATCGCATAGTATTTTTCTGCTCTCTCGGATTGCATGATGCTATAGCTAGGGAGCTAGAGACTCTTGATGCAAGATTGGTCGATCTAATCATGCAAGATGTTGCGGCGAGATTGTAACAATGAAATCGCTCTATCAAGATGGTGGAGCGATATGCATGGACTGGTCCCCATGCACTGATGATTAGACCAAAAATATAAAGGAATGAAAATGGTTAACAGCATTGAAACGGAAAGTGTATACGATAATTGTAAGGCGCTTGCAAACCTAGTGCAAGCCGCAACGCTGGATTATGACGGAATACAGCAAACTGAACTCAAGAGCATTCACATTGACTTCAGTGAGCAAAACATCAGAGTCACCGTGACAAAGAAACAGACTGTGCATTTCGCAAGGCAGGTCCGATAAAATGTACTACATTCAAGATTCAACTAGCGGACGCATCGTATATATGTCACGATTCGTCCGGTGTGCTCGGCGATACATCAACATGATGCGGGCAGGCTTGCAGTTCATCATCATTCATGATTCTGGGAGGATAATCGAGTGATCTCAAGGGTACTGAGAGTTTTTTGAACTTTCGGTACCCTTTTTGTTTACCTCATCTGGCTAGATCGTGGTATGATTGATTCATGAATAACAAGACATTCCAGATCGTTGACAAAAAGAGCAAAGCAATTTGGGTCGTGATTCGTCAAGTTGCCGGAATTGATAAAATATATAATCTTGGTAGTAAGATCCCAGGATATGGCAAAGTGATAGGAATCAAAATAGAGGAGGCGAAATAGATGAAACTAGCATTAGGCGCAGTCGCATGGGTAACGATCATGCTGTATTACGTAGGGCAAGCAGTGAGTACGGTTGGGCAGCATGTCCTGGTGGGGGTGAAGTAAATGGCACAATTTGAGCTTTTTTGGGCACCAACTGGACAGTCACTAGGTGTAGTCTTAGCTAGATCACTGCATGATGCTATCCGTAAGGCACCGCAGCCATGGCATAAATATCCTAGTGAGATTTACGCAGTTAATTTTTGGAATTAGCGGCTAGCCGGTCTGCCGAAAAGACCGGCATTTTTCTTGCTCACCTGCTTTATGATTCAAAGTCCACTGCCCCATAAACCTCTTTAAGATCCAAAGCCCACCCGACCCCTCCCTGCCCACATAAGACACCTTAAGAGTTTAAGATATTAAAGTCTTAATATATAAATATAAAAAGATATTAAGGTATTAATATATCAACCTGTTCAGACCTGATGCTCTCTATCATCATGAGGCTACCCCATATGGGCTAACCCTTAGGAGTCCCAGAATCGTGACGGCGCGCCTATCCGTCTCTCTCTAAAAATAAGAAAAATAAGATAAATCTATATAAAAGAATGCCTATAAAAGAATGCTTTATATTTTAGAACTGTGATCATCATTACCTCCGAAATTAGTTTGTAAGCTGCTGATTTCAAAGCAAATAGACTTCTTGACGTATGGGTGAAACCGTGCTAGCCTTGAGATTAGGCAGGCGTGTATCTTCATCCTCGCTTCGCTCGGCTGAATTAGTTTATTATTATGTAGATACATGATGGTGAGAAACATGGATTCCTCGCTACGCCCGGAATAGAATCATGGAAATCTCTCAAGAAGAACTTGAGCGCAGATTAAATTCTCCCAAAAATCTAGCTGCAAGCCTGCCTAAATCAAAATCCTCCCAAACTCCTACTGCAAAGATCCAGCCAATCAAGCCGGTTCAAAAGAAGCATCTTGATGCAACCACTAGAACGGTAGCTGCAATCTTAGCCAATTCTGGTGATAAGAAGGCTGCTATCGCAGCCCAGTTTCACATTAATCCTTCACAGATATCTTCGGCTCAGAATTCTTCTAAGCTTGACATTAAAGATAGAGTCTCAGCAGGTACAGAACGAGTAAGAGAATTAGCACTCGATAAGCTCATGAGTGCATTAGGCTTGATGACTCAAGATAAATTCGAGGGTGCACAGTTGCGCGAATTAAGCGCAGTGGCTAGAGATATGAGCCGCGTGGTAGAGTGCACTACTGAAAAGGTTGTTAATGATAGTAGACTGCAAATAATCATTCAGGCTCCCGCACAGAAGACTGAGGATCATTATAAGACTTTGGATGTGTAGTTTTTGTGCAAAGGATTTGTGCACGTAAAAAGCTTGTGCACATTAATTCTCGTGAGCATCGAGTCATGCATGGTCTAGTGGTTTAATAAACCACGTCCTCCGATAGATCATGCAGGGGAGGCTGTGGGGCGTCTAATAGCAGCCTCCCGTAAATCTTATGACTGATGATGAGAAGATGATGAAATTCGGTAAGATGGTCTTTGGAATGATATCTGACGTTTTAATTGTTGGTGATCAAGCTTACGCACGTAGGACAATAACTACACCAGATGGACGAGGTGGTAAGCATTCTATTGAGCTAATAATTGCACGCAAAGGTGTTGCAGATATAATGGAGTTGGCAGCCTCCCACAATTTTAATGTAAAAGATATAGAATCATCTAGCAAGCCTGTTTGAGGCCGCTTAGATTCAGTGAGCAAGTATGGATAAATGCTATTATATTCAGTGTTTCGAGGAAGCAAAGGCAATCTGTCCATTTTGCAAGGATTCATTTTGCACAAATCATATTAATGAGCATAGACTTGCATGTAGGCAAGTCAAAAGTTAAGCAGAGGAAGTGTGTATGTAGATTGTGTATATAGATGGGCTGTCTGATGCATTAGTTCTTGCGAACAAAGTGAGCAAGTGACTCCATCAAGCAACATCAAGACCTGGACGCCATTTAAGAGACAAGCTGATTTTCTCAGCCTGCCAGATACGATATTTGAAGCACTATATGGAGGAGCAGCAGGTGGGGGCAAAACTGAGACATTGCTCATGCTTCCTATTGTGCGCCAGTTCTTCTCACATGCAAGATTCAAAGCTCTCTATCTCCGTCGTACTTTCCCCGAATTAGATAATGAAGTAATCCCCCGCAGTAAAGAAATCTATAACGCAGCAGGCTTCAATTCCTACCAAGATCAAAAGAAACGCTGGACCCATCCTTCTGGGGCAATTCTTCAGTTTGGTCATTGCGAGCATGAGAAGGATGTTGCAAAGTATGATACATCTGAATACAACATCATTCTGTTTGACGAAGCAACCTCTTTTACCAGACATCAGTACTTGTATTTAACGATGTCTCGCTGTAGAAGCGCGTCCGCAAATTTACCTGCCTTCGTCAGAAGTGGAACTAATCCAGGAAATATATCTCATTCATTCTTTCGCAAGAGATTCGTAGAGCCTGCAAAGAATGGCTACACGCTGCTTAAAGAAACCCGTGAATTTCACGGGAAGCCGACTGAATTAAAACGTATCTTCATCCCATCAAAAGCTGAAGATAATACGTTCTTGATGGCTAATGATCCTAATTATATAGCACGCTTAAATAGCTTACCCACAGCAGAACGAGCGGCTAAATTATTAGGAGATTGGTGGTCATTTTCTGGCCAAGTATTTGATGATTTTAGAGAATCTCCGCTTCCAGGCGAGCCTGAGAATGCTTGCCATGTTGTTGAGCCGTTTATTATCCCAGATTACTGGCCAAGAGTCTTGAGCATAGATTGGGGCTACTCAGCAATGATGTGTTCAGGCTGGTATGCTATAAATCCTATTCCTTCCCAAAAGCATCCAGCTAAAATCTATAAATATCGTGAATATACAGCACTCAAGACTAAAATTTCGGTGTGGGCAGCGGACATCAAAAGATTATCCCAAGGTGAAGAATACGCAGATATCGTGCTTGATCCGTCAGCTTGGGGAAATCGAGGCGATGAGCTTACGATTGCAGAGCAGTTTGCAAAATCTTCAGGATTCAAGCCAAGACGAGCTGATAATGATAGGCTTGGAGGCAAGCTGCTGCTTCAGGAGTATCTTAGATTTAGTCAGAGGCCTGCTAGCTATACTCCACTAACTGGATTCGATTTGAATTTGTACGAAAGAATAGATAGAATATCTGGGCTAGCCAAAGCTAATGAATATAAAAAATTATTTGAATCTGAGGAAACTGAGCAATTTCTACCAAAACTGCAATTCTTCAATACATGTGTTAAAACTATAGAGACTATACCCTTATGTACATACAGAAGAGATGCCGACTCACGAAGTGAGGCGAATGAAGAGGGAAACTCAGAAGATGTCGCAGAGTTTCCCGGTGATGATCCTTATGACGAAACTCGTTATGGCTTGAAAGCCTGCCAGAATTATCTTGAAGTTGGGCAAGCTGAACATAATCGAGCTGCTCAATTGGCAAATATAATGAGTCAGGCTGAGCAAACTAAGAATTACACTCAGTTCTACATCAATATGACTAACTTCGAGGCAAGTCAGAGAGATAAATTATCAGGGATTAAGAGAAATCATCGATCGAGCAAACTGAGATATGCGAATTTTAGGTAGTTTGAGATTGATCTTTAGAGAGTTCTCATTGTGCACATTTTGTTGGAGATGTGAGAGCCTCAAGTGGCCATCAAGGAAGATATATTGCAGAAGATGCAGGGAGTATTATCGATTCCAGAGTCGAGACTTAATGAAGTATAATTAAATATTAGGCGAACCAATAAAAATGATATATATAACTTTAGCATTACAGCTTCTTCCACTGATTCTTAAAAGTATTCTTGCTGTAGAGGATATGTTAAATACAGCTCCTGGTTTAACTAAGAAAGCAATAGTTCTTGCTGCACTGGATTCAAATGTTGTTTCAACTGAGCCTGGGAAGCCTATAGATACAAGTCAGCAAACGGTAGTTGCAAGCAAATTAGTTGATTCAATCGTAGGTGTATTAAATAAAACTATTTGGGCTAGTGATAAATCGGCAACAAAATGAGCAGAAGCTATAAATCAACTATCGCCGGCTTTGCTGTTGCAGTTCTTAATCTGCTAGCGAATGGTATTTCTCTTAGGCAAGCCATTTTCTCTGCATCTCTGCTAGCTCTTGGGCTCATGGCTAAGGATTATGACGTTTCTGGCGCTGGTCAGACTGTACAAGATTCGAGACATCAAAATTCTCCATCAAGTAATATCCCAATAAGTAAAGATGCAGATACAAGCAAATGAGCATCTGGGAGCTTGGTAGGAAATTAGGCAAGAATAAAGTAATTATACGTGAAAATGAAATCTTCGTTGAAGAGTTGGAGTTAGAAGATTTAGAAGATAGCGTGAGCGAGCACAGCGAGCACACGATGACTATAAAGCTAAATAATTTCTCAGTCCTTACAGATCCTGCTGCATCAAATAATCCTCTAGCCTTTGACATTGGAAATGATTCAGTGAGAATTGAGAATGCAATACTAGTTTCAAGAGATGCTGCTGAGAGGCTTGGTATCTTGAAGCAGCTTGATTCAGGCTTAAAAACTCCTGGAGCTAGCTTGTGATTCGCGTCAAAGCAACTAGAGAAGGATTAATCGGCCAGAAAATGGCATCTAATATTCCTGTGAATACGCATATACCATTTGTTGCCCTGCCTAGTGTCAATGCGTTATATAAAGTTGTAAGACTGAGAAATCCAGCAAATGGTGCAAGCTGCCTTGCAATGGTTTTAGATGTTGGTCCTTGGAATGTAGGTGATAATGAATATGTTTTATTGGGGCAGCGCCCACAAGCTGAATCAGGAATAGATAAATCTGGTAGGATTACAAACAAAGCAGGTATTGATATTGGGGAGAAAGTTTGGAAGGATCTTGATATGAGAGATAATACCGAGGTTGAATGGGAGTTTGTTTCTTGAGATTTCTTTAAATAAGTAAATCATGCTAACTGATGATCAAATCTACGATGCAGCAAGCCGGGTCACTAACTCGGAATCCGATTACGAAGCATCAATAGAACTATCTCATGCATTAAGAATGATATATACCTGTGCAGTTGAGGATGCTATTCAGCGAATCAAAGATGAGTTGAGAGATAGTGAATCTCTCGTGACAGAGACAGAAGTGATAGTGAAAGATTCTCCCAAGCTGATTGGACGCGAGCCTTGGTATATGAGAAAGACTTCTCTTGAGAAGAAGTTTAGAAAAGATCAAGAGCAATTTGAAAAAGATATAAGAGATTCTGCGCAAGCCGAGCAAGTTGAGAATGAGTCTTCATAATGGATTTCATTAATGAGAAAGAGCTTTTTGATAAAGTAGTTCAGCCTGCTATCAATGGGCTTGCATGTACAATTATGCAAGCTATTGCTCAGATTAGATCAGATATAGACGGAACAATATTGACTATTGAAGTTCCTACATTCACATTGAGATTGCACTTAGACTTGCCTGAAGAGAAAGAGAAATAATATGCCAGCAGTATCAGCAGCTCAATACGGATTGATGCAAGCCATGGCACATGGCGCCCCTAACAAATCTATCACTGGAGGAGCAGGGCCTTCTTCAGCGGTAGCAAAAGAGTTTGTTGCAAAGACTCCTGCTAAAAAGAGAAAGAAATTTGCTCAGATTTTGGCTAATAAAAATAATGGATAACATGATTGAGAACATGATGATTTGGATGTCAAGGCATGTTCCAAGATGGCTTGCTTATTGGTGTGCAATAAGGGTCATGGTACATGCAACAGTTGGTGAGTATAGTGATCAAATTGTTTCTGAATTAACTTGTGCAGATGCACTTAAGAGATGGGATAAACAGATAAAGAGGTGAGCGAGTGATTCAATTACCACCAAATGCAACAGGCTCAGTTTTAGCTAGCAATACATTTGCTGGCAAGGAATATCAGCAAGTAATCTTGACTGATAAAGATAATCCATCTCTTGGCGCTTCTGTTGATTCTAATGGTTTATTAAGCGTAAGTGATCTAACAAAAAGAGCAACATATACATCATGTTCTGGAGATAGAAGTCCTGGAGTCTTGATAACTAGCTGCATCGCTAACTTATCTAATATTGGTGCTAAGAAACTTTCTTTGCTCAAACTTAGAGTAGAGTTTACTGAAGCAACAGCAGCAGCAGCATACATCTTATCTTTAGTAAAGACGTCAACTTTAGCAGCAGGTGGCGTAAGCAGCCTGGAAGGTTTCCTTAAGCATGATCCAGATTCATCAGATCCTTTATCTGAGGCTAGATTCTTCACTACAACTCCAGTTCAGGGAGTAGATGTAGGAGTTCTAAGCAATGCCTACATTTATGGCCCAATTACTGCAATTGGCTCTATTGTTCAAGCATTAGAATTTAATTGGGCTAAAGATTCTCCGTCGCTTAAAGCTGCGACGGAGAGTTTTGAAATTAGAATAGAAAAATATGACGGATCTGCTCTAGCCACTCCAGCGCATGCTGGATTGTGGCACGTTAATTGGACATGGACTGAAGAATAAAGAAATGAGATATTTTTTAGATACTGAATTTATTGAGAATGGCCCTGATAAGCCGATTCAGCTTATCTCAATTGGAATTATATCTGAAGACAATCGACGGTATTATGCTATTTCTAGACAATTTAGTGCACACTACGCTAATAGTTGGATTCGTGAGAATGTATTAGTGAATTTGGAAAGTCCAAGCGTATGCCAGCGAAAGATGTTATATGAAATAGCAAAAGAAATTATAGAATTTATTGGTTCAGAAAAACCTGAATTCTGGGGTTATTATTCTGATTATGATTGGGTAGTATTTTGTCAGATATTTGGTGCGATGATTGACTTGCCTAAAGGCTGGCCGATGTATTGTAGAGACTTGAAGTTATGGTGTGATATGTTGGGAAATCCTAGACTACCAGAGCAAAAGTCTCAAGAACATAACGCTCTGAATGATGCACTATGGAATAAGCAATGTTATGATTTTCTGGTGAATTATTCTTCTAGACAAGTCTCAGAGAAAGTAGGATAAAAAATGCAGCAAGAAAAGTTTGAAGAATTAGAGGATCGTGCATCACAACTGCATGAAAGAGATCAGAAAGAGTTAATCAAGAAGCTTGAGGCTAAAAGCAGAGTGCATCAGGTAATTGAGCAGATGAAAGTAGAGGGCAAGGCTCATACTCTAACAGATGAGGAGGAGAAGATGCTACTTGCCTTTAGAGAGTTTAAGAAAAGCATAAAGATTGGCGTTAAGGAATTTACCTGGGAAACTGCTAATTATACACAGAAGCTGATTATTCAGGAAAGTTAGAGAAGAAGATGAAATACTACATATCAAAAGACGGTAAAGTCAGCATGAAGCTTGATGATACTGCTGTTAATAAAGGTGTTGATTCTAACAGATTAAGGATGCCTAAAGTTGAAGTTAGGCAAGCCGAAGTTAAGCAAGTAGAACAAAAATTAGGAGATAAAAAATAATGGCAGTCATTATTGATTTAGCAGTGGATCAAACAGTACTTGTAGTAGCTACAGTCAAGTCTCTTGATCCTGATGATAGACACTTTCAAGGTGTCACTCTAAAATTAACTTATCCAACTGATGGAGTATTAGCTGGAGAAGAAATAAGAGTTGATCCTTCTCAAGTAACTATTCCTATACTGACTTGATATGGGAGCAATTGCTCATTTCTGGCTTTCTGGTGCCTGGCTGCTTGCACAGCCAGCCTTGATCATAAGAGATATCAATGGAGCAATCTTGCATCAGAATGACCTTGTTAGTGTGCAATGTAAAGTCGTTCATGTGCTGCAAGATACAGTCATAGTTAGGCCATTATTTCCAGGCCAACCAATGATTGGATTGAATCCCTTAGCTGTTGAGAAGATTTGAGAATATTCGAGAAATAAGATGAAAATAAATATCATCTGGTTCATCCCTATCTCGATAATCATATTCGGATTAGGCTATTCCTATTGCAGGTCGCTTCTCTACAGCATAGCTAAGGATACTATTGGAAAGAAGGAAGCTGACAAGATATTTGGGTATTATGGAGAATATGAATGACTCTAAGTAGTATAGCAGTTGATGATCAGCTCTTGATAGCAGGAACAGTAAAAGCAGTAGATTATTCTGGAGGTAAGCACTTTGATTCTGTTGAATTGCTGCTTGATAATCCGACAGATAGAAAAACTACTATAAAACTTGAAGCAGATAATATTGGTACTGATTCTGCCACGCTAGCTGCTGATATTGCTCTGCTTGCAAGATGGCTTGCAATTGGAACAGCTTGCGGCATGACTATCAGTCAGCTTGAAGCTGCTACGATTGCTGTTGACGGAGTGACGCATGTAGTAACGATTACTCCTGGACTTGGCTAGTTTGTTTAAATTTATCATTCGAGCGAAGCGAGAATGCCAGATAAAGAAATCAAGCTCGATAGAGACTTGCAGGATTCTCTCAAGTTCATAATAGACTCTTGCGAGAGAGAAGATTCTGAGATAAGAGCAAGCCAGATAAGAATCTGGAAAAAGAATGAAGAGTTTTGGCATGGTATACAATATCTATTCTGGTCAGAAAAAGATAATAACTGGCGATCTCCTCAAGACTTTATTGGAAACTACGAAGACATTCAAGAACTTGATGAGCTTGGATCTTTCTCGGATAAAGTCGTCGATATATTCAGGGGTCATGGAGAGTCAATCATTGCAGCATTATCTGCTCAAATCCCTGCACTGAGATTCCTACCTGACAACGCTGATGATGATGAAGACGTTTTGACTGCTCGCACCAAGTCTAAGGTCGCTGACTTGGTGCAAAGGCACAATAAAGCTAAATTGATATTTCTTCGAGCGCTATTCTTCTTAGCGCTCAACGGTGTAGTCTTCTCTTATAGATACAAAGATTCAGATTACAAGTATGGATCTTACAAAGTTCCTAAGTATGGAATGGAGGAATTAGAGCAGCCTGTTTATACTTGTGAAAATTGTGGCTATCAGTCTCCTGATAATTGGCTGCTGGCTGCGCCATCAGATAATCAAATGCAGGATATGAGCACTGGCTTGCAGCCTGGCAAGCCTGATGCAAGCATGATGCAAGAAGGCTCAGCTGGCGCCTGCCCACAATGTGGAAGTACTGAACCCCCCGAACAAACTATTCAAAAGCAGCAAGTGCCAGTTAAATTAGGAGAAGAAGAACTACCAAAGACTCGCGTCAAGATTGATGTATTCGGTGGCTTACATGTAAAGGTATCTTATTATGCTAGGAATCAGTCAGAATGCTCTTACTTGCTACTTTATGGGGATTTGGGGAAAGATGTTGTGGCGTATGAAAATCCTGATTTTGCGGAGGATATACAAGCGGAGTCATTTACTGAAGATTACGGTACTGAAGCCACTGGAAGATTTGCAAGGTCAGAATATAAAACATCATCGCAGTCAAATTTAGTAACAGTATTGAAAGCTTGGCTAAGGCCTGCTGCATTTTATAGAGAAACAAGAAAAGATAAAAGAGATAAGCTGCTAAAGAAATTCCCTGATGGGGTAAGAGTAACTTTAATTGGCAAAACTAAATTATTTATTGAGTCTAAGTCTGAAAGCTTAGACGAGAGATGGGAAATTGGGCAAGCTGGTCTGAGCACGTTTATTCACAGCGATCCATTCATGCGTCCATTAGTGCAGATTCAAGAGATGCGTAATGATCTCATGAATTTGATCATTGAGACTATTAGACATGGAATTTCTTCTGATTTCGCTGATCCTTCTGTGCTCGATTTTGATAGCTATGGTCGTTATGAGGCTGTGCCTGGATATATATACCAAACGAAACCTGCTCGTCCTGGCGAGCCTATTGGTAATGCTTTTTATTCTACTTCTCGCTCTACATTATCTCAGGAAGTAGGAATGTTTCTTCAGCGTTTAGACTCAGATGCCCAGTTCTGTCTTGGATCTTTTCCTTCAATCTATGGAGGGCCGGCAGAAGGAAAAACACGTACTTTTTCAGAATATGCGGCTAGCAGACAAATGGCTCTACAAAGACTTTCTATCACCTGGAATCTAGTTACAGATTGGTGGGTACGGACGATGTCCGGGTGCGTTGATCTATTTGTGGATATAATTAAAGATCTTGGAGAAGATGAAAGATTTGTACAATACGAAAACAATAATTATGTAAACATTTGGATTCGCCAATCAGATTTAAAGGGCAAAACGGGAGGCGTGGAGCCTGAAGGATCTGAAACATTTCCTGTTTCTCTGGCGCAGAAGAAAGACTTGATAATGAAGTTCATTGAGCTTAACAATGAGTTCGTTAATCAAGCCTTGTACTTACCAGAAAACGCCAGAATAATCCAAGATGTAATGGCTTTGAATGAGCTGAAACTTCCTGGAGAAGCTCAGAGAATCAAGCAAGTTATTGAGCTGAATCAGTTATTAAAAGAGCAACCAATTGATGAGCAGACTTCGAGCGTGCAGCCTGATCCTGATATAGATGATCACTCAATACACATCGAAACTATCAAGAATTTTCTAGTAGATACAATTGGGCTAGATGCTCAGAAGACTAATCCAAGTGGCTTTGCTAACTGCAAAGCTCATTTGAAGCAGCATGAGATGATGATGATGCAGAAAGCGTTGCAGCAAATGGGTCCTGGAGGACCGAATGCAGGACCACCGAATGCAGTGCCTCCAGTTCAGCCTGCTCCTCAGAATCAAGCTGCTCCTGCGCCTGCGTAAAAGATAAAAGGATAAAGAGAGATAAAAGATGTCAATAACAGGAACGCCAGCAGGAAGGATCTTATCTGGTCCTGGATTACCTGATAAATGTAAACCAGAGGATGCTGATATATTTGTAAAAGTTAATAGTGCAGAAGGTGTTTCATTACATATAAGTGATTCTTCTAATCATTGGAAAGAACTTGGCTCAGTAGCTGATACTCCTCTGGCTCTTTCAGCATTGTTCGACAAGCGGAGTACTATTGTTGGTTCTACGCTAGTTTTGAGTGATTGGCCTATTACTACTCTTCCTGCTGGTAGTTTCAATGGAATGAGTTTTTTAACTATCCTTAGACTACATGATAATAATCTATCTAGTCTGCCAAGCAAGATATTTGATCAGCTTACTAATCTAACTGATCTGGATCTTTATGCTAATAACTTAAGCACTCTTCCTGCCGGAGTATTTGATCACAATATTGCTCTAGCTTCTTTGGATATTGGCGCGAATCCTCTTATTACTCTACCAGCAGGAATATTCAGTCATAATACTGCTCTAACTAATCTATATTTATATAGTGACCAGCTTACTTCAGTACCTAATATTAGCAATCTTGTAAACTTGGTCATATTGGATCTTGACACGAATGCTCTTACTACGTTGCCATCTGGTTTCCTGGATAATCAAGTTGCTCTCAGGGGATTAAATCTACATGATAATCTGTTTACCTCATTTCCAGCTGGATTGTTAGCAAATAATATCAATTTAATTAACTTTTCAGCTCGTAATTTAACGCTGCTAACTACTTTACCACCGTCATTTTTTGATACTAATATTAATTTATCATTTATCGACTTTAGTAATTGTGCTCTCGATGAGCCCAGCATTGGCAATATACTTATCAGTCTAGTTACTGCCGGTAATTCTGGTGGAAGTATTTATTTTGATACTGGGTCTAATGCTGCTCATCCTACATGGACTGCTCCAACTTTAGCAGCAGAGACAACTTTGCTTGGTCGTGGATGGACAGTTACATCGAATTAAGGATAACTTTATGGCAATCAATAGCTCACCCAATACACAATGCTGGCGTCTAGTGCATGATGGCAAGAAAGTGATGGCATTATTTGAGTCTTCAGGTGTAACTAGAACGCAAAATACGCTATTCTGTGGTACTGAGGCTGAAGTGCAAGCCGAGATTGCCAGACTTAATCTAATTCCATTAAAAGAAAAAGGAGATAGAATATGATCAACGTAACAGTAACTGATTCCTGGAAGAGTGATGTGGATTATCAACATGTAGTTGGTACTATCAAGATGTCTGGAGACTACCCTGCTGGTGGAGAAGTATTTTCTTTGCGTGGTAAGGTTCCATCATACCTTCATGTAGGAGAAGCACCAAGAGATCCTGCTTTAGATTATTATGTTCCTGTTATTTATCCTGGTAAGAAAGTTGCCTTCTTTAAATCTAATGGTAATGAGCATACTACAGGTGCATACAGTACAGAGTTTGTTGGTTCTGAAGGACATAATGCATCAGTATTTCCTTTCTATGCAATTTTTGGTGAGAATTGAGAGAATAAATGACTAAGATATTTAATCTAACACTAACGGCATCAAACACGTGGTATAACTTGTGGGATTTGATCAAAGCATCTTTTATTGATCCAGTATTTGATCCTACATTCTCGCAAACTCCGTACATCCCTAGTGAAGTATGCGAGCTAAAATGGCAAAATCAGACTCCAGGATCTAATATATTTCGTACGGAGAAGATTAATGATCCTTATACAGCAACTGGATTCATTACTCAGGGATATGCTTGGGATGTTGATAGGGCTGATAGAAATATCATCGAATTGAAGAAGCAGAATTTCTCAAGCGATATAGCAGGAGCACTTCTCTATGTATCGATTCTGGCAAATTAGTCTTACTACTTTTGTTTGTATAGTAGTGGCTAGCATAATTGTCATTCAGCGTAGCGAAGGGCAAGGTGGGCCTGCATATCATATTGGTACTGGTCCAGTTTTACCAAGTAAATGCTCTCCACGTGGAGGAGATATATGGGTTAGAACTTATGCAGGTCCAACGGCAGATATATTTTTGTGTGATTCTGTTGATCACTGGATTCTCCTTGGAGGAATAAATGGTGCAAGCCTGGTAAATGCAATTACTCCAGGTGCATCAGGAGGATGTAGTGTAGTTAGGACTACTACTAAGATATTGACTATTTTCCCTGGCGCGTCAGCTACGCTGCCATGTTCTTTTAATGTTGGAAATAATATATATACGTTTATGTCTCCAGCAACTGCAACTATTACTACAGGATCTGATACTGCATATATATATATTACTAGCGCTGGCGTGCTAACGGTAGGAACTAATACTCAAGTAGTAACATGCTCAGGCTGCACAAGTGTAACAGGAATAACAAGCTTTCCAAGTACATCAATACCAATATGGACATGGGCTTCTACATCTGGAATATGGGCAGGATCTGGAGTAGATCGTAGAGCAGTAGGAGGAAAATCTCTTACTGGACCTACTGGAGCAAGCGGGCCATCAGGAGTATCAGGTGCAGCAGGATCAGTTGGACCATCAGGAGCAGCAGGACCTAGTGGACCATCAGGACCTTCAGGAGTATCAGGAATATCTGGAGTATCTGGCGCGAGTGGAGTGAGCGGACCAGCAGGACCAAGTGGCCCAGGATTATTGAAGGCAATTCCATTTGTTATTGATGGTGGTGGGTTAGCAATAACTACAGGTATAAAAGGAGACTTGCAAATTCCATTTGCTTGCACAATTACTAGCTGGACATTGCTAGCCGATCAATCTGGATCTATAGTAATTGATCTCTGGAAGGATACTTATGCTAATTATCCTCCAACTATTGCAGATACGATTACGGCAAGCGCCAAGCCTACTTTATCCTCTGCAACAAAAAACACTAGCTCTACGTTAACTGGCTGGACTACTTCTGTAACAGCAGGAGATACAATCAGATACAATGTAGATAGTATTACTACTGTTACGCGAGTGACAGTTGAATTAGGATGCCAGCAATAATGATGAAGAAATTATTGTTTCTTGGGCTTACTTTTATTATCGCGAGCGCAGCGAGCGACCCAGATTTTGTGCTTCATCTAGTAACCGGAGGAGCAGGATGGACATCTACTTGTGGAAGTTACTGTTGGGATCATAGTCCATATAGAGTAACTAATTCACCTGATTTTGTATTTGCTGTATCAATCAATGCATTTGATGAGGGATTTGGTGATAGTTATGCTATTTTCGCTGGTACTTCTGGCTATATTCAGTATTATATCGGCCCAAGTGCTAGAAAGAAACTAACATCATTCGCTCTAAAAGGTGGCCCGGCTGATTTTGCTAGAGCGATTAAGGATTTTACAGTCTCAGGATCAACTGATGGTAGTACTTGGAGTGTACTTTCAACTATCACCGGAGAGACTGGGTGGATAGCAAATGAAACGCGTACATATACACCAAGTGTCATAACTGCTGGATACAATTACTTTAAGCTAGCATGGACTGATAATAATGGTGATATCACTTGGTCACAGTTGGGAGAGATATATTTGTATGGTACTGATGTGATAACATCAAATAGTCAGACTGCAATCTTTTAGATTAAGAAGAAATTTATGCCTGCTGATAAATTAGAAATAGGCGAGCCTGAAGACAAGCTTGAAGTTCCTAATGGTCATCCTAATGAGGATGATAAATTACTATCTGATGATGTCGAAGAGCAGGTTGCTGAGGAAACTGATGAGGAGAAGCCTGCTAAAGAGCTTGATGATAAGATAGATAAGCTGGAAGATGAAGAAGATGATGAAGCCGAACAGCCTAAAATTCCCTTTGACAGACCAACTATAAAGGCTATAAAAGCAGAATTTCCTGAATTCTTCACTAAGTTTCCTGAGTTGAAAGAATCTTATTTCAGAGAGATTGAATTTACTAAGTTATTTCCAACAGTTGATGATGCCAAGGAAGCATTTCAAGACAATGAAGCATTCAATAATTTATCTGAGAGTGCTCTATCTGGCGATCCGTTACCGTTGTTGGAAAGTATTGAAAAAACTGATCCCAAAGCGTTTGAGTTATTTTCTACGAGCTTTCTACCAGCATTATATAAAAGAAATAGAGAAGCTTATCAGGCGGCTGTCACTCCCATATTTGAAGGATTGGTAAGAGAATTACATAAGAGTAGCGATGAAAACTTAAGAAACACAGCAGAGAATGTTGCTCAATTTCTGTTTGGTAGTGATGGACAAGGAATTCTGGAGGGTAAGTTAACTTTCTCTAAAGTAGCTAGGTTATCTGAAGAGCAAAATAGACTCAAGCAAGATAGAGAAAGTAAAAATGCTCAAGGATTCCAGGAAACTTATAGCTATGTTGAGAAAGAAATAGATAAAGACTTAGAGATTCTTATTCTAAGAGATTTTGATCCTAACAAAGTATTTTCAAAGTTCATGCGTCAGCAATTGGCGCAGGAGGTGATTAAACGAGTAAAAAATCAGTTAAGCAATGATGCTGCTCACAAATCGGTAATGACAAGTAGATGGAAAAGAGCGAAGAATAACGGGTATTCTGCTGATGATAGAAGCAAGATAGTATCCACGTTCCTTGCACGTGCAAAATCGCTGATTCCCGGCATATCTGAAAAAGTACGATCACTGGCATCAGGAAAACAGGCGAAAGCCGCTGATGAAAAGCTAGCCAGATTAAAACCAGTAAAGAGAGAGCTTAATGGTGGGAGAGTATCAGGATCTGCCAAAACTTCTTTAGACAAGAAAGATTACAGGAAGATGACCGATCTTGAAATTATCAACTTAGATTGAGTTTATGAAGAAGCGAATTCACATCATATCGTGTAAAGGTCACATGTTTAATCCAAAAACAGCACAGGCTATATACAAGATGTGTGAACTTGCTTATGACCAAATTCTAAAAGAAAAATTTCAGATTAAAAGGAGCGAGAAATGCCAACAGGTGGATCAGCAGGAGTAATAGCAACAGAAGTCGAACGTGTAAGTGATAAGATTCCAATCTTATTTGAAAGAGAAGATACATTCTATTCTCAGGTAGAAAAGCGTCAGGGAGAAGTTGTCTCTGAAATTGCGATGAGACAGCCACTTGAGATTCATCCTAATGGTGATTCAGGTGGATATTCATCTGACGGCCAGGACATGGGTCTTGGAGATATGCCAGACTATGATAAGGCGACAATAAATATTGTCGAGCTTCTTCATAGAATGCAGTTCACTGAAAAACGTGTATTTGCTACTGATTCTAATCGCAAAGCAGTAGTAAATGCATTTCGGCGAGATATCTCATCAAGCATGAGAGAGTTTCGAAGATTCAATGATTCTCTTTGCATGACAGCAGGCAACGGTATTCTTGGCACGATTACCACTGTAGTAAACGTCGGCGGAGCTGGCGGAACAGATACATATACTCTAACTACAGATGGTTTCGGAGCAAGATTGCTGAGAATGAAGCAGAAGATCAACATCTATGATCCTACGCTAGTCACAATCAGAAATGTCCCAAGTTATGCTGGAGAGTTGAAAATCTCCTATGTTGATGGTCCAAATAAGATCATCAAAGCTACCAATTCACCAAACAACGTACAGCCTGGAGATGTGATTGTGCCTTCTGGAAGTCCAAGTTGGACAGCACCTCCAGTTTGGATTTTAGGTAATCCATATCATGCATCGAGCGCAACTACAGGCACATGGCTAGGATTTAATCGTGCAACTACGCCTGAGATTCGTGCAAATCGCGTGCAAGCCGGTGGTGCTCTTGCACTCAGCATGGCAAGATTAGCTTTGAACAAAGCGGGAGATCGCTTGGGCAGTAACAATATGAAACGCAGGCTAACAGCTTGGATGCATCCTGCTCAAGCTGCTGCATATGAAGAGATTGCTCAGGAAGCTATCATGATTAATAAAAAGCCTGAAGAGGAAAATATTGACATGTACTTCTCAGATAACATGCGGCTAGCTGGTGCTCCTGTAAGAACTCACTATTCTTGGGACAAAACGAGAATAGACTTCATTGATCTTGACATCTATGGACGCACACAATTCTATGAGCCTCAATGGTTCAAGGATCAGAATGGTAATAAATACTTCATGATGAGAGGAGCATCTGGAGGTATAGCGGCTAGCGAGATCATTTACATCATCGCTGGCTGGCAACTTTATGTCTCTAATCCTGCTGGGATCTCATACATTGATGGCTTGACGGTTCCTTCTGGTTATTGATGAGTTTGTTCGTGGAGCATGAGGTGCAAATGGGGCTTTGCTTTATCTTGCGAGCATAGCGAGCAAGGCCCCGATTTTGAAACATGGTATAATGCTAGAAACTCAAGAATCAAGAATAATAAATGACTGGCTAGCTCAGTTCAAGATTCCTTTATCAACTCAGCCGCTTTTCAGGCTGAGTTGGTCAGAGGATCTTTATGAATTGCGACGATCAGATTATCCTATTTATCATGGGCCTATTATTATTGGTCATAGCGAAAGAATTAAAGAAGTTAAGAAATATAATTGGATTAAAGATAGATGGATCTTAGAGCAATGGATTCCTCCTGATTTAGCTTTCTGCAAAGATTTGCCTGAGACAAAGAATGGAGATTATACTGCTATTTATGTGTTTGAGACGTCTTCTGGTGTGAGTTTAGCATTAAGATTGAGCGTTGTTCAGATAATTGTTAAGCATATTTTGAGTCCATCAAAGAGCATGGCTGCAAGATATTCTGATATGTGTGCAGCATTAGATGTAAAAGAAAATAATGCTGAAAAAATAGTAGAAGCAGTACTAAATGATGAGTCTTATCTAGTCAGTCAGTTTCATTCTGGATCTGCTATTTTGAATGCTTTTGATATAGATAAAGATAAAAAATGATGCCAGTTTATACTTTAGCAACTGATAAGGATGATGCTAAGTGGAGGTTTAATAGAGGATATGTGTTTAGTTCTTACCGTGAAATGGTAAGTCTTGTTCATACAATGAATATTAGTCATAAGTTAAATGGCTTCAAAGTATATAGATTAAATAAGAGAGTAAGAAAAGAAAATGACAGAATCAAGCATGATTGATCAGTTTAAGCATGATAAGAGTACAGTATTTTCTATTGTTCCATATCTAGTATCTCAATTCATGCCTGGCCTATATCCTGGTAGATTTGAGATTCCGGCTTGCTTGGATGACTCTCACCCACAGAAACTTACTGTGGGGGCCAGTGAGCATATGATGTATGTTGCAGATCAAAAGAAGCCTACTAGAATAGTCACCCCAAGTTTCATTATTGCACAAGCTATAGTTAATGATTTTCTTGATGGTCAATTATGGACCGATCCTGAATCTCATCCTGGCATAACTTATCTACAAGGGGATGTGAGCATTGAAAAATTCTTGATAAACAGCAAATCTAC